ATACCAAATGAAGAAAATACATCCAGTTCAATATTAGGATATTTATCGGCCAATGCAATAAAGACAGGCACAAGGATCTCCAGACCACGATGTGGAGTCGATGTGTAGATCAGACGAATCTTATCTTTAGGCTTATTAACTAGAGGAATTGGTTCAACACCGGTTTCAATAACACAAGACTGATGACTATATGGAATACCAAGATAGTCACGGTATTGTTGATACTGCCAGTTACTTGAGAAGACAAGCTTATCAAAACGTTCACGGCTTTCTAGATCCATTAGGTGTGATGCTTCAGGATCATTAGCCAAATCATGAAGGTGATAGATCTTGATGCGATTATCATCTAGCTCCCGCACACGTGCGGTAATAATCTGAATGCCTTCAAGTTCTTCACGAGTAAGACGGTCATACAAGCCACGAGTGGTAAGTTCAGTACCACCATTAGATTCTTTATTCAATTCATTTAGTTCAATTAGGTCTTGGTTATTCAAAGTTAAATCCTCTCTCAATTTGATCTGCAAGTGCAAAAAATTCACGATCATTGAAAGCCTTATCATCGACCCAAACGTCGTATGATGGCTTTCCTAGACGGATTTCATGGAACTTGCAGCCCCAATCATTAAGTTGTTTGTTGGTGAGTACGGTCCAATCCAGTCCGGATCCTGAACCCCTAGCCGTCCAATAGATAATTGTATGGCCTTGATCGTACAGTTTATTTATCTCTTCAATACGATGCTTAAATGGGGTTGAAAGACCATAGCGATGTTGACCATCTGTAAAAGGAGTATGACAGATGGTCTGGTCAATGTCTACTATGTAGATCATGATTCGGTAGTAAACCCAATAACGGAATCATAACGGAATGAACGCCAACCTTCATTCTCGAGATCCCATACAGCCAAAACATCTGGGTTAGGAGTTTTCTTTTGTACTGCTTCTTCAAGATCAGTCTGTGCCGGAAGAAGATCCGGTTTTAGTGTGCAGGTCATCCTGCGCTCTGTTCCGTCTTTTTTCAAGAACAAGACATTAACTACATTTTCAAATAGTTCTTTCTTGAGATAATCATTCCGCCAGGAAGTTTCGTCCTGCTGCAGTATTGAGCCATTCTGTAAGTTTGTCAAATCCACCAATTTCATCTCCATCAATAATAATATACGGTACTGTTTTCACGTTAGGGAACAAAGAAAAAAAGTGATCACGTTGAATGTGTTGGCCAATGATTGTTTCAACATATGATTTACCATGTTGTTCTAACAATTTCTTTGCTGATACACAGTATGGGCAATTGTCTTTTGTGTAAATTAAAGTTCTAGCCGACATCTGCTTTACCACCAAATAGATTTGCTCCGGACTTCTTATGATCACCATATACTGTATTAGCACGGACTCTGATAAATTGATCTTTACTACCGGCTAGTGGAACAGTAATCCATGGATTCTGACCCTTTTTCCAAGCAATAAGTTTGTTCATTGCTTTTTCAATGGTCGATCTGCCCTGGCGTACTTCTTTTACACCGGCAACAATACTACGACGTTCGCCTTTTGAAGTCTTGGCGCTGCGTGTTCTCTTCTTACCCATATTTATTTCACCCTTTCTTATTATCAACCATACTATAAATTGGCATTATTGTACACATTTAAATGTGCTTATGATCTAATAAAGTCAGATCATGTTCTCTGTCAATATACTTATATTCAATCTTTGTTGGATCCCAGAATTCAATAGCAGTAAACACATCATTGATATCTAGAGTACTGCACGTATATACATCCAATTGCATCAGAGCAGGATTTACTTCATCCCATACGTGAAGAGCAATGTGACTGGTCTCGATGATAGTCACTGCAGTCAAACCGGCGTTGCCTTCCATATCGGAGTAAACCGCATACGGGCCCATCAGGATATTCATCCCAATCTTATCGACCAGATGTTTCATCCAGAGTTTGATGTTTGTTGCATCGCGTGGAGGATTGTTTAATTCTGCTCTAACAATCAAATGCTTATGCTCTAGTACCTTGGTCACTTCATGTTGTCCCCTGTATATTAAAATGTAGAACTAATATTTATCATGTATTATAAATGAAAGATCAAAGTCAAAAACTTTCAGTTAATAAATAATATTAATGGGAGAAAATACATGACACAGTGGACTTATAACAATAATATTTTTGTTTGTGAAAATCTTAAAGACTATGAAGGATTTGTTTATTTAATAACCAATCTGACAAATGGCAGAAAATATATTGGTAAAAAATCGTTCTGGCAAAGAAGAAAAGATAGAAAAACCGGAAGAAGAAAAACAAGCGAGAGTGATTGGAAAAATTATTGGTCATCAAGCGATGAATTAAAAAACGATGTAACACAACTAGGATATGAAAATTTCTCTAGAGAAATTTTGCATCTCTGTAAATATAAAAAAGCATTGTCTTATTATGAAGAAAAGTTACAATGGCAATATCAAGTTCTAGAATCTGATGAATGGTATAATACAAACATTGGAGGAAAATATTTTGTTACAGAAACAAAAAAGATCTATGGAATAGAATATAAAATCACAACTAAAAATGATAAATGGAGACACATCAAATCCGAACAAATGAAAGGTGAAAACAATACTGCTAAATCACCAGAAGTTAGACAAAAAATAAGTGAAAAATTAAAAGGTAAAAATAATCCAAGATATGGTCAAAAAAATTCTATAGAACAAACTCAAGCAATTATAGATTCATGTAAAAATACTGTGTTTATGAATAAAAATAATATTAACAAAAGAGTCAAATCTGATCTTATAGAAGAATATTTGCACAATGGTTGGGTTATTGGTAGGGCAGATCTTAAAAACGTTGGAAGAAAATTAGGATATTCTTGGTATACAAATGGTATACTAAATATACATGTATATCCAGGAGATGACATCCCTTTAGAATATTATAAAGGTAGAACTTTATAATTTATTCGTCTTCAAGTTCGTCTTCAAGTTCATCTTCAGGAAGATCGGCACCACAGAGTGGGCAATAAGTGATTGGAGACATAGAATCAGTAACGACTCTAAACTCTTCTTCGCATTCTTGACATGTTATCCAGTTCATTCGATTGGTTCTCCCAATTTCTTTGTTTTTGTTCTCATAATGAAAATTCTTTGAATGTATCAGCATCGACGTCTTTCACAACGCCGCCATTAATATAACTTGTGATTTCTGTTTCTTGTGGTGCAACCTGTACATCAGAACCTGCAATCCACTTCTGAGTCCATGGCAGAGGATTAGGTCCTGCCTTGCCATTTAGACCAATGTTGCCCATACGCTTTGCAGCAATGTGATCTACATAGTCACAGAGTAGTTGTTCATTCAAACCGATCATCGATCCATTTTGAAAAAGGTAATGAGCCCAGGCTTTTTCCTGTGCGACGACATTATAAAAAAGCTCGATACATTCATCCCGTGTCTCTTCTTGAATTTGTTGAAATTCTGGATCTTCTTTCGGTAGAATTTTGAGGAGATTTTGAGTTGAGGCAAGATGAACGTTCTCGTCCCGGGCAATGAGTTTAATGATTTTGGCGTTACCCTCCATCTTTTTGACTTCTGCAAACGCCCAAGAACAGGCGAAACTGACATAGAACCTTACTCCTTCAAGGGCATTCACTGCGTTGAGACACAGCCATAGTGCCTTCTTATGTTTATATCTGTTGAAATTACCGAGAGCAATTGCTTCATTGTTTTGGTCAATCAGATCATCATAGTACTTACTAATACTACCGGCACAGTCTACAATCTCCGGGATCTCCAACATTTCATCAAAGACTCTGGAAGGATCAGGATAGACGTTACGAATGATATGAGTGTAAGAACGGGAATGAATCGTCTCACTAAACGCCCATGTCTGGATCCAGGTTTCCAATTCAGGAAGAGAACATATTGGCAAAAAAGCCAGAGATGGAGCTCTGCCTTGAACAGAATCAAGTAGAATCTGCCTCTTGAGATTGCTTGTAAAAATATGCTTCTCATGTTCATTGAGCGCCTTGAAATCCTTGCTATCACGTGATAGGTCAACTTCTTCAGGACGCCAAAAGAAACCAAGTTGTTTCTCTGTCAACTTCTCAAAGATACTATAACGCTGTTTATCGTAACGAGCAATGTTAACCGGTTCTCCAAAGAAACACGGTTGTTCTGTTGCTTCGATCTTGGTATTTAAAAATACGGTCATTCAACTCTCCAAACATTCGAGTTCAATTTAATATTTTTTGGCCAATCACCTTCAGTCCATGATTTATCAAAGAACCGAAGCTCATTTGTCGGCACGATAGTCAGTCTTCCGTTATCAAGTTGGATAAACATAAACTCTTTTGACTGTGATGGTTCTGTTGTATAGCTATCATACATTGGAATAGCCGTAAACAAATATCTACCAAACAATCCAGTGCGTCTAATTTCTACTTGTCTAGCATTCAAATAGTCATAACGGATAACAGAAAACTGATCACTATAACAATCCCAAAGTGCGGTATCGCTAAGTTTCCAGTTTTTTTCTGCTGATTCATGAAAAGCAAGAGAATGTGGAGGAAGATCTCTATAAACCGCTCCGCACTCTAACATGACATGAACCATCCAAGATTGTTCTGCCTTGGCACGAAGAGCAAACCATATGCATGGTTCATATGTTCCTGGTTTGGCATCTTTTCTAACAAAAGACGACTCTACCCAACAGTATATATGATTAGGCAAATTGCCAGAACCGGTATAAAGCATTATAAATTCCTATTAAATTTTACAGCTGTCACAATCTTCTTCATCACTCGTACTAGAAGCAAGTGGCTTTTCTTCAATCTCACCGGCGCCGTCATTAGTATTGAAGTAGTACAGAGTCTTGCCGCCATACTTATAATGCATTAGAACATGCTTTAGCATCACAGACATAGGGATCTTGCCATCTTCATAATGAGCAGGATTGTACGATGTGTTAACAGAGATGGCTTGATCAATGAACTTTTGCAATACAGCCATGATCTTCAGGTATCCTTCCGGACTCTTCTGATCCCATAGTAACTCGTATTTATTCTTGAGCTTTTTTAGTTCTGGCACAACTTGTTTCATTACACCATCTTTAGACTGCTTGATAGAAACAAGTGCACGAGGTGGTTCAATGCCATTGGTCGAGTTGCTAATCTGAGCAGATGTTTCGGCAGGCATCAGAGCCATAAGTGTAGAGTTGCGGATGCCAGTCTTATATACACGATCAGATAATTTGTTCCAATCCATCTTGTAATCAGGAGCAACTAGCTCATCAACTTCTTTCTTATACGTATCAATTGGCATTGTACCCAAGGCATACTTAGTTTCATTTGACTTAGGGCAAGCGCCAAATTCTTCAGCAAGATCTACCGAGGCCTTAATAAGAAAATAACTCCATGCTTCAGCGTACTCATGAATAAGATCCAGATTAGGAGCGGAATAATTGGAATCATTACGAGCAAGCCAATAAGCAAAATTGATGATACCCACACCAAGAGGGCGCCTGTTGCGAGTACCCACTTCAGCGGCTCTAATAGGATAAGACTGGTAATCGAGTAAAGCATCAAGAGCGCGGACTGCCAAAGTGCAAGGTTTTTCGAAATCTGATGGCTTTCTAATTTTGCCCCAGTTGATTGCTGCAAGTGTGCAAAGGCTGATTTCACCTTGTTCATCATTAATATCCTTTAGAGGTGTAGTTGGTAGTGTGATCTCACAACACAGATTGCTCATCTTAATCGGTGCAGCTTTA